TTAAACCTCTATTTCATAGGTCGGTAAATCCGGCGCCTCTCCTGCTAGCTCCCCTCCCCGGTAAAATGCCTTCTTGCCGATGGCTACACCGGTGCCCCGTACTGTGACTGTCCCGCCCGCCAACGTACTGAGAGTGGTCGTCGTAGTACCTGCTGCGGTCACGGTTCCAACCAACAAGGGATCAGCGCCGGGCACCAGATCAAGGAATCGCTTAAACAGGTTCATACAAATCGCTCCACACTCAGCTGCTGGCGTACCGTCATGGCCCTGTTCTGCAGCGCAGCAGAGACCCTGATGCCCCGGTTGTAACCCTTCCAACCGTCCACGGCGAGCAGAGCGCCCGGTAAGATCAAACCGGTATCAGCAGACAACGGCAGCTCGATGGTCTGAGTGCGCCTGGGCATGGTCTTGGCCAGCCCCACCACACCTTGGGCACGAGCTGCCGTCACATCACATACCAGCGGGTGGGTGATAGTCGGCGCTTGTTGCTCGCCAGCCGTCCCCTGGCGCACCACCCGCGCACTGATGCCCTGGTGACCACCGCTGACCCAGATCCCGTTGGCGGCATGACCCGGCTGGAAGTCACTACCCAGGGTGGTGATGATGGCGCGGGGGATCGCCACATCGGCCTGAGCAGTATCAAGCTGCCATGGCACGGTGGGATAACGTGGCTTGATGACCAGATGACGGTTGCGCTGGTGTGGCAGCACAAAGCCACCGGCCGCCTCGGCCAGGTACCTGACCACCTCGATCGGGGTCTGGTTATCCAGGCTAAAGAACCCGGCAGGCACCAACCAGTCAGCCGCTTGCCAATCCAGCGTCCAACCAACAGGCAAGACGGCGGCCGCCAGCTGGGCCATGGTCGCGGCAGCACGCTCACCCACCGCCTGCGCCAATACATGGGTCGGCGACAAGTAAGCGGTGCGAGAGCGTCCCGTCAGCGTTGCCGACTCGCGGCCAAAGCTCTGGCTCGATTGCCAGCCATCGCACACGCAGTTCCATTGCTGACCGTTGATATGAATGCTGACCTCTTCCTCATCAGTCAGCCCAGCCGCCGCAATGCGGGGGATTTGAGCACTGAACTGCCATGCCCAGGAGTCGGTATCGAGCTCGATACTTACTGCCGTGGCAGGGATATCGAGCCCATCGCGTACCCGCACAATCTCCGCTGTATTGCTCACCAGATAAACCCTCCGGGTTGGAATGACGATTGCCGCATCACTGCCCTGCCAGACAAACTCCAGCTCTGCCGTGTCGCGCTTGCGCCCGAACGCCAGGCGCAGCACCCGCTTATCTGGGCGAATGGGTGGCTTGGGTGGTTCTGGCGGCGGCGTCTTGCCCCAGGTGGGCGTGATGGCCTCATCCCAGCCATCACGCCAGCCCTCTATCAGCGGCTTGCCGTGGTGCCAGGCTTGAGCAGCCACCCCCTTACCGATGGGGATGCCTTCTTGCCACTGGTCAGCCTGCCAGACCTTGTCAAAGCGCGGCGGGTTGGTGAACCCGACCAGGCGCCAGCTGCCAACCGGCGCCGCCTCAACCCACAGGGACTGATTCGCCACATGGCCAGCGGCCAGGCTGTCATAGCCCTGGCGGTTCTGCTGGCTGACCGGCAGCCCCTCGGCAAAGCGCTGCTGATTGGCCATGAACGTCTGGGGCATCTGCTCGCCCAGCTCAGCCACCAGCTGCTGATTCGCGGCGGCTTGTTGCCACAGAGCCCGGCTGGTTGCCCGCTCGGTGCCTGCCTTCTGCCATTCGCTACTGAGGGGCTGGAAATGGCTATCCGCCCGATCCCAAGCATCCCCCATTGCACTGGCAGGGCCCCGGAATACGTTCTGGTCATACACCCCGGCGATCACCGGTACCGGGGCGCGGGATGTGCTGGCCATGGCGCATTCAATGATGAACTCACCGACCAGCTCACCCCGACTATGGGTGTGGCTGGCAAGCACCGCATCAAGCACCACTGAGCCGCAAAGCATCGCGCGGGAGCGATTCGGAGCGCCAGCCAGTACCGATGCCAGCACCAGCCCAGGTGACGCACTCAGGCGCGGCGGCAAGTTGGTACTATTCAGGATGCCGACCAGGCGCACCACTGCGGACTGGTTCAGCTCCAGCTGGCCATTTATGCTGCGGGCCTTACGCAGCGCTAGGCTGGCATCCTTTCTGGCCATATGGCCCCCCGGTTACGGTTCGGTGATGGTGGCGGTATTGATGCGGATCAGCGCACCGGCAAAAAACTCCGCTGCGGGCAGCTCCAGATCGGCACCGCTGCCCGGCACCCCGACATCGAGATCCGCCACAAAGGCCCCATCCCGGTCAACAATGCGCCCCCAGGTGGGGGCGCCGCTGGCAGTGGCCATCTGTTCGGCCAAGGGCTTCAAGGTCAGCACCCCACCAGCGATCGTCTTGGCGCAAGGGTGGCTGAACGTGAGCACCACCAGAGCCAGCTGGTCCGTCGTGGCAGCCCCTGGTGCCGGTTTGGTGCCTGTGTAGATGGTCAGCTTGGCGCTGGCCCCAGTACCCGTATCAATGGCCGTGGCCAATAACTGGGCGCGACTGGTGCGCAGCCCTTCGGCATAGGAGATCATGGTTATTTCCTCTTGAGCGGGGCAATCATGGGGAACGGCGCAGGCGCCACGCCTCCGCCAGGCGGGTAGGGTTTCGGTGCCTGATAGTCGGCGGCCACGGCGTTGTAGTCGGCGGGGCCAAAGGCGGGGTCGTCCTGAGCGACCAACATATAACGCTTGTTCAGCCACAGCAGATCGAACCGATAGACCCCATCCGATGCGCGGCTGTAGGTCTCGCCAACCAGCTCGCCATCCTGGGTGAAGCAGAGCACCCGGCGCCGCACTCCCACCCCGCTGATGGTCACCGTGCTTTCAATAAACCCCTGCTCCACATTGCGCCCCCCATCACGGATCCAGAAATAGTCCCGTCCCTTACAGAGCGGGTACTGGGTCTGTTGCTGGAGGTTGACCGGCCCCGCATACATCGACGGGGCGCCGCGCCATGTCACATCTTGCAGCTGGAATTGGCTGCGCGACTCCTGGTTGGCAGCTATGGCTGTCATCGGTTGCAGCTTGAAGTTAACCGGCTTATTTAACAGATCTCGGCGGGCTGAAAGCTCTACTGCCGTCAGCTCCCGGTTATAAAAAGCAACGTGGGCCAGCGCCGCAGAGGTGGCATATAAGCCGTTACGGGAAAATAGGTGAACTGGCAAATTACCCTGATTGCCTTGGATCCCGTTGCCCGTTGCGGGGCCTCCTATCATCAAGGGAACACCGTTCAGGTAAATCTTGGTGACCCCGTTCACGCTGGTAAACACCATATGGCCAGCCAGGACGGGGCTTGCTCGTCCATTTGCAGGTGCCGTACTCGCCCCCAGCACGAATTGATATGAGGGGGTGCTCATCCCCGCTGCCGACCCAATGCTTTGCAGCGACCAGTTTTGGTTATCCCCACCGCGCTCGGCAATCACCAGGTTGGCATCCTCGTTATGACTGATGATGCACTCCATAGTGAAGGTTCTACCGCGATACTCCACCCGGTCAGGAATAGCGACCAAAGGAGAGGAAACGCCACTCGTCGCCACAATATCCATGTCGGCTAACGTCAACACCTGCTGGCGAAAGCTGCCGTTCTGGCTGCCATGATTGGCGATGACAGATATATCCCGGCCAAGATTGGCGATGGTGTCCAGTGGGTGATACCCCACCGGATTGCTGGCCATGATCAGATCTCGCAATGCTTGATCGCTTGCCATGACTTATCTCCATGGGCCGGTAAGGTCAAACCCGACCATGGTGATGGGGTCTCCACTGGAGCACTGTTCTTCATACCCTGCTCGAATGAAGCGAAGCAGTTTATTTGGCAGTGCCGGGAGGTCTTTGAAATTCTTTCTATCCCAAGCTGGTACAGTCGCATATGGACAAACTAAACCCGGCAAATACCCTCTCAAATGGCTGCCGCTTTCTAATACCATGATCGGGTCTGTTGAAAGATAGAACCCATTATCTGGGCCATTCGGTGTGTTTAACCCATTCCCAAACCTGGTAAAAAGTCCTTTTAAAAACCAGTTGGTTGCACCGAACAATTGATGATACGGCCTGGCAATAACGCGGTATCCTGCGCTATCAAATTTTGCGAAGTCTTGCCCCCAAGATGCCCCATAGTACGCACCAAGGCCACTTGACCAAGCCTTGCCCTGATCAGCAGCATTGGTCGTTGAGTAATGATTCAAAATGGCATGATAGCGATCACCTGGTCGAACCGAGCGGATATAGCCAAAGCAGTAAATGAATTGATAACTCCTAGCTGCATACGCAGGAATAAAGTAGAACAGCTGACTATCACCAATCACATCCCATCGCTTATTTGAGTAGCGCCCGGTACACGGCCAACGGTGCTCAAAAATCGTAGTGTAGGTATTGATATCCACTACATCCTCAACCATCGCTACCTTGGCGAGGTATGCAGGGTTAGATGCACCAACCCATCCGCTATACGGGCTATTGTCGATGCGCAGGCTGACATTCCCCGACTCGCTGACATTGGAGGGGCGCACGATGATGGTCTTTCCATCCCCGCTTTCGTGGGTGATCGTCCAGCCCAGCGGCGCCACCTTTATGGTCATGGCCGCGCCCGTTCCTGGAGCCCCTGGGTTGCCGCCGTCCAGCTCAAACCAGACCTGAGTGGCGGTGACCTGCATCACCCTATGCTCGCCGTTGTAGGCAGCAGGCGATACCCCCTCGACCTGGACAACTGAGTCTTGCAGATAGGCATGACCACCGGTAAAGGTCGCCGCCGCCCACCCCTTGGCGACATCGAAAGCCAGCGAGTTGATGGTCAGGGTGCCAAAGCCGGTGACCAGCACCGCCTTGAGCAGCGCCGCCAGGGCGCCCTCTGCGGTATCGCCCAGACTCGGGGCGCCCTGCATCTCGCTTGCAAACCATTTGACCTTGTATTCAGCCATCACTTTTCTCTCCACGGGCAAGGCGCAACGCCTCACCGGTTAACGGTTGACGTTGCCCCTGAGCTGGGCCTCGAAACGATCGGTATCTACCGCTGCCACCGACTGCAAGATGGTGCGGATAAACCAGATCGGGTAATTGGCGGCGTAGGTGTTGAACCGCAGCACATTGCCCGCAGCCCAACCGGCCCCCCAGCCACGCCGGTCAAGCCTGAAATAGGGCTGGCCGTTGTTGGGGTTGATGGGGGCAAAGTCGGTATTCACGTCCCCCACCGCAATTTGGCCCACATGCTCGCCGACCAAAATAAACGTGGTGGTGGTCTGGAAGATGATGGCCCAGCGCTCTTGCAGGGTCGCCCGGTTGGTCACCACGATCGGGAAATCCGTATCGTTGTATTCCGCCGTGCAGGGGTCGCCAATCAGAAAATCAGACCAGTTATTTGTCCAGGTGCGCTGGTCGAACAGCGCCCCATAGCGAGCCCAGAGGTCACCGATGATCAGGGCGCTGGAGACCAGGGTATCCGCCGCCTCATAGTTGTGACTGAGGGGTCGTGCCAAGGTGATGCGGCCCGAGATCTCCACATCAGTGGCCAGGCTCATATCCTCGACCCGGTGAACCACGGCCAGCGGCTCCACATAGCCGGTCAGACTCAGCGGGCTGGCCAAGGTCACCATCCCGCTGTTCATGTTGACGCTGTAGAGCTGCGGCGCCAGCTCCTTGCCGTTCTTATCCTCCACCCGGCAATAGGCCAGCCGTTCGCGCCCGGTGTTGAGCTGTTGCCCCGCCTGCACTCCCATGGGGAAGGCGCTTCGCTTGGTGGAATGCACCACCACTATGTACCCCTTGCGAATGAAGGGCACCCGGCCATCGGATGGCAGGCGCACCGGATCCAGCTTGATCAGATCCGCATCGAGCGGCAGATAGCTATAGACCACCGCATTAAACCGGATGGTGTCAGCCACCACCGACAAGGGGCGCCAGATCTTGCCATCAACCACCATATCGGGGTCAAACCAGGGTTTACTCTCGTTGCCCGCTGCCGTCACCAGGCGGCCAAAGCGCACCGATACCACCCCGGTCTGATAGTCCACCTTGCCAGTTACATCCTGGCTGGTGATGGTGCCATCGCCGTTGGCAGTCACCTCAAACCGGCGACCGTCTGCGGTGTTGCCACTCAGGTAGAGGCTGGATGGCGCAATGGGTGCCCCCGGCGTCCTGAATGTCACCTCGTCCACCGTCTGGGCCACCAGGCTGGTGACCAGCGAACTCAGGGATGGTACGGGCGGCGCGCCAGGGTTCCAGACCGTGACGGTCGCCTTGCCGGTGGCGTAATCCAGCGTCCCGGCCTGCTCACCGGCTCCGGTGGCGGGGTCGATGTTGCGATAGAGGATCCCCTGCCTGTCCACATAGACAGACCCGCCCAGGGCAAAGCGCACTGAGTTGGCCAGAATCGCCTCGCCGTTGCGCGGGGTGATATCCAGCACCAGCGGGGTGGCTGTCACTGTGTCCTGGCCCGCTTGGCTTGCATTGTTGCTGCGGTACTCCACCTCGACCCAACCACTGTCGTCCACCGGGAACAGGTAGGCGGCCTGCACGTAGTAGATTTCAACCAACGTCCAGCGCTGGCGGGCAATGGTGTTGCCGTGGCCATCGCCATAGGTGCCGATGGTGCGCCACTCATAGCGGGTTTTCGGAATGCCGCCCTGACCATCCGGCGTGATGGTGATCTTGCCGTTGGTGTAGTTGACGCTGCCCCGCTCCACCCCTGCCGCATCCAGCAGCTTGCCCGCGCCGTTATCGCGCACACTGATGATCGGGTCGCTTGTAGCAATCACCAGTTCGGTGTCGTCCTTCACATCCTCATAAAGGGCATTCCAGCGCAGCGAGACCATTCTGGGGGTCAGGTTCTGCTTGGTCAGCTGCAGGGTGATAGTCCCGTCCGGGTTGCGGGCCGGGTAGTCAAAGCGTTGAGTGTCCGGGTCGCCGTACTGGTAAACAACCTGGTACTCCTGGCCGCCATCGGGCAGGGTCGCTACCCGCAGGGCCAGATCGCCGGTCACATAATTGATGGTGCCGGTGGCATCGCCGGTCAGCTGGCCAGCCCCGTTGTCGATGGCTGTTTTGGTCGCGCCACCGGCTTGCCATGTCAGGGTCAGGCTGTTGGGGGTAATCCCCTCATGGGCCAGCTTATGGCTCAGCTGCACCGGATCCAGCACCATGCTGGCGCGGTTGAGGTAAGAGACCTTGGTGCCCCAGCTGAACATGATCGCGCTATTCACATCCGGCAGCGCCCCCAGGGTCAGCACCACAGAACCGGTGGTGAAGTTGAGCAGCCCAGAGCCATAGGATTTGTCCTGGCCAAACAACTCCCCGTGCCCGTTATCTTTGAGGTCGTACCATTTGCCCTGGGCCAGATAGCTGACGGTCAGCGAACCGGGGCAAGGGGTGGGCAGCAGGGTCGCGGTGTAGGCATAGCCCCGGTTGTTGGCGGCGATCTGGATCTGGGCCGTGTCAGCGATACGCGATGGCATCACTGCCGGGCGAAAGCTCACTGTTTTGCTGGCTGCGCCATAGTTCGGGCACTGGCTGTTGAAGGTCAGCAGGCCGCGCCCGTAGTCGATAGCCCCCACCACGGTACCGACCAGGAACAGCTCTCCGCCCTTGTCGGAGATCACTGCCGCTCCGATGGTGACCGATACGCTGCCCGGCATGGCACCAATCCCCAGGAACAACCCCTGACTGGGGCTGACCGGTGAGGTGGTGGTGAAGGTGTGGGGACTGCCCACCCCGGATTCCAGCAGGGCGCCAAGCTCACCGGCAGCGGTCAGATCCACCACCGGGGTTTCACTGCGGGCACTGGGTACCAGCTGGGTGAAAATGGTCTTGGCCTGCACCCGCATTGCCCCCAGCGCCGCATCCGCGACCAGCTTGGTGGTCGAAAAGTAGTTGGCGGCATCGGCCACCACGGTTTCCCGCAGGGTGGTCTTGGTAGTCGCCTGGTCATAGGGGCTGGGCTGCTCCCCTTCAAAGGTGTGGCGCAGCGGGTCAGTGATCACGCAAGTGACCACGTTGCGGGTGAACTCGCCCTGGTAGCCTGCTACCCCGAACTTGCGCAGCTCGGCGGTTACCCGGTCAACCCGCACATACTGCTCAACCTCGTTCCCCTTCCCTTCGTTGCCGACCAGCACCAGCACCTCCCCGACCTCCGGCAACCGCACCTCGACCCGTTGCAGGATGCGGATCGCCCGCTGCCCTTCCAGCTGGGTATCGTAGAGCACCCCCTGCCACTTTGGGCCTCTGGCCTGATAGCGCTCCAGGGTGTTGCGGGCGTTGTCGCGGGTGTCGTTGTGGTCTTTGGTGGTCATCAGCGTCAGGTTTACGCTGGGGTTACTGGGCGGCAGCAACACCATGGCATTGGCGCCATAGTAGGTGTCGGTGTCGTCCGTCTGCACCGCCAGAAACGCCTTGCGCATATTCACAGTGCCATAGGCCCGATCCATATCGCTTACGTCAGGGAACAGGCTGTTATGGTTGCCGCTGATGATCTCGCGGCCAGTGATGCGACCACCGCCGTCATCGGTATCAACCAGGCGCTGGCTGGCCAACAGCACGATATCGCCAGAGAGAATGCTCATGGGATTACCTCTGTGAAATTCAGGGTCAAGGCATAGGGGTCGCCCCCTTCCGGGTCGGCCATCTCAATCAATGGCGTGGCCACCACACCTGGACGGCGCCACACTACGGTGCGAGACACTCCATCGAGCAGGGTCAACGTCATCAACTGGGCCACCTGCGCCTCCAGCACCTTGAGCTCCTGCACCTTGGCGCGGGAGCAATGCCCGCTCAGGGTCAGCGGCCGCCCCTCGGGCTTGGCGGTCTCCTCCACCAACAGGGCGCCGCTCAGGGTCGGGGTCACCACCTGCTCGACCGGCGCCCACTCGAACTCGTCGCGCCAGACCAGATCATCTGGCAGCAGCACGCTGTTTAAGGTCACGTTCATTGGCGCAGTCCTTGCTGTTTAAGAAGGGAAATCAGGGCATTCGCATTGGCCTCATCGGCCTGCAGTTCGGCCAAGCCCCCTGCCCCTTTGAGCTCGATGGTGATCCGTTCGGACAAGGGCCTGCGCGTCCCTGGGGTGTTGGTGCTGGGGGTAGATGGCTCTGCAATTGGGACTGGTGGCTGGGTGGCGGTTTGGTTGGTTTTGGCACTCTCTTTGGCCAACGCGTTGTTGAGCTCCTCTTTGAGGCGGGACTGCATCGCCTCCATCTCTTTTTGGAACTTCTCGCCGTAATACTTGCTCCACTCGCTGTAGGCCGGAATGTCCTTGACCTTCTGGCTGTAGCGGGCCAGCTCATCCTCCACCCCGGCCAGGGTATTGGCCAGCCCCTCGGCATTGCCGCGCAAGCTATTGATATCCACGCTCTTGTAGTAGAAAGAATCGGCGTTCACGGTACGGGTGATATCGCCTCGACCACCGCCCCCGCCGCTACTGGTGAGGCTGGCATTTGTCTGCTTGGCTTCATCCTGTACCCCTTTAAGCCCTGCCCGCATCCCATCGGTGGCGCCTTTAGCCCGTGCGGCGGCCTCGTCAAAACCATCACCAATGGCCGCGACTGACCGCGCGGTATCGCCACTCCCCCCTTTCACCTTGGCCATGGCATCGGCGGCGATGGCCATGGAGCGGGCCAGCGCATCCCCGGTGATCTTGCCCTGGGCGGCCAGTTGCTTCTGACGCGCGATCACCGCATCGATCTCGGCGGTGGTCTTGGCGCTGTTGTAGGCGGCGGCCAGCGCCTCCTCGATGGCGGCACTACTGGCCCCCGTGTGCGCCACCAATACATCCAGGGCGCCGATGGTCTTCTGAAAGCCCGCACCGATACGGCCATTGGCCCGTTCAAAGTCCAGCCCCAACACAGCAAAGGCCTTGGCCAGTTCTGCCGCCCCATCGACGCTTTGGCGGGTGGCTTGCCCCATCAACTGCTGCTCGCTCACCATGCGCTGCGCTGCCTGGGTGGAGCGACTGTCCAGTAGCAACAGGGTCTCGACCACCGCAGCCAACTGCTGGCCCCAGCCCTGCCACTGGGGGGTGGATTGGGCCAGCAGTTCGCTACTCTCGGGCAGGCTCTGCTGCAATGCCTCCTGCGCGTCGGTCAAGGTGGCCGTTGCCGTGGCCGCCTGTGCACTGCCGGGGCCAAGGGCCTCCAGCTCGGTCAGTAGCCCTTGCAGCTCTTCGCGGCCAACAACACGGGCAACCAGCTCCAGCGCGAGTTTGAGGGTTCGGGGGTCTGACATGGGCAGCCTTACCAATCAGTGAACAGACATGCTCATTCTGCCCATGCAAGGCGATGCCAAGGGGTTATGGTGGATTAAAAAAACGCCACTGGGAGGCGAAACGCTAGAATGAGAGGGAGGACATATGATACTTTGCCATCTAGTCCAAGCTTCAAGAAAAGGCGAAGTGGCTAACCTACTGTCAGGCACGGCAACGAAGGAGGTGCAACATGACAATCTCGATGCACTCTTTACTGCAAAAAACTGAAGTGGCGAAAGAGGTCTGCAATAGCTACTTCCCGCGCCCTATCCAAATTCGCCGTGATACCAGCAGACTCAATCAGACAAGATACATAGTACTCTGGCAGGATGAGTTTGAAACCAAGTGTAAATCTAACGCCGCGGATAGTTACTATATTGAGCCTGTTGCCGAGTTGATCGTCAAAAATGCTCATCTACGCTATGTCCGTAAACCCTTTGCAAGCATGAATATCGATGTGATATTGAAAAATCTGGTCAGCGATATTCTGGATCAGGGTCAACACCAGCTCTTGGCATAACAATTTTTTAATAAGAGCCTGATCGCCGCATCAGGCTTTTTTTATTTCAGGGATAACATGGCACCCAATCTGGTTCAAACCTACCGCAAACAACTCGACACCTCCCCCGATGGCATGACAGACAAGATCTCTTTTCAGACGCTCCTGATCCATCAGCCTAATCTGGCAGTACTACGACTGACCGAGTACGAGATGGCAGCCGGTGCCGACTTCCATCGTTGCTTGGTAGTCGAGGAGATTGGGGTTGATGAGTGGATAACCAATGCCATCGAAGCTGGGGAGGATATTTATGCCTATGTCGAGAATGGTCTCACAGGGGATGACATAATAATTGGCCGTTTTGTATACAACCACCTATCACTAACCATCGCAGGCGCACGACAAGATGCTATCCAAATCAGGGGCGCCTTTATCGACCCGGATTACCGTAGTGGCTTAGCAAGGATGGTTTATCAACGACTGCGGGAACAGTATAGCTGTGTGATCAGCGATGATATGCAGACCATCTCTGGCGCTCTGCTTTGGTTGATTGGTATCAATCAAATAAGCCAACAACGCATCGAATTATATGATTTCCAGCAACAACGTATCACTGGCCACCTCGACTATCCTATCAAACCGGGCAGCTTCAAACCCTGGTGCCTGACCGGATTAGACCACCAGCAAATCACCAAAGAGAGCAGCCGCAAGTTTGATGTCGTCGATTATGCTGGAGACGAAGATAGACGCCATATCGTGTTTCTTTTACGCTGACCCCTATGTTGCCGCGACCATCGATAGCGGCAAACCCCTCTGCTTGTTTATTCCCCTCTTGTAAGCCGCTGGCTACCGTTAACGGTGGCCAGCAGCTGCGCCGTTTCGGCGGTAGTTTTGTCAGAGAGTGGGCGTAGGTGCGATTAGCCGGCAGGCGTAATCGGACATCCGCCAAACCTCACCCGCCAAGGCGGCCAGCTCTTCCCGGCCAGTGACCTTGGCCGCCAGCTCCAGGGCGAGTTTGAGGGTGGTAGAGGTGGACATGGGGCATTCCGATCAGATTCAGATATGCCCTATTGTGAAGAAATGGCAGAATAGGAGAGTTTATGACGGATTACTGAGAGGCAATCATGAAATTAATAAACAATATGTCATTTATAACGAAATGCATTCTTGGTGGGCTAGTATCAACCCCATTCATATTCTACTTTTCTATTTTTGGTCCGTTATCAGGATATAGCCTCGCTCAAAATGATCAAGCATGGGCAAACTTTGGCTCTTTTATTGGCGGCACAATTGGCACTTTATTTTCTGGCCTTGCCTTCATCGGCGTTTTGCTCACTTATCAGGAGATGCAAAATCAGCTACAAGCCCAAAAGGAACAGCTGGAATTTGCAAAAAGTAGAGCAACCGTTGACGAATTACAAAGGCTGCTTGCTACCACAGTTGAATCTTTTGAAGATTTTCTAAATCAGCCAATAGGAATTCATCTAGAAAATGTTAATTTCACTAGGAAAGATGCCTTAGAGCATGCTTGTGCATTAGTAGGCAATCCTCTTCCTATACCTGATCCAATGTTTACATACTTAGATAGTGGGGAACATAACTCTTTCATGCCACAGTACAATCGATACATTGATGAAATAGCATGGTGTATGGATGAGTTTGTTAAAACTGGTGGTTCTGAAAAAATTATTGAATACTATGTAATTAAGTTAGGTCGGACAATAAGTATCTCTAGAGTTTGTGGATGGATTCATGAAAATGCACTCATTGTAAAATTCTTCCCTAACTATGACTAAATGATTCTCTACACCAAAAGTTAAATTCTAATCCACGCTTATTAAAATAACAGGTATCACAATGTTATTGTCTCAACTTCGACCACAATCACCTAAGAAAATCGATAGAACTATTCATAGCCTCGTGGACTACCTTGGGCTTAATGTTAATGATGCCGTTCACCTAAAATTCTCACGACCTACGGCATTCGTACCAGAGCCTGACTATTGCCACTTCAATGTATGGCTCCAAACTCGACACTCCGAGGGTAAGCCACTGTCAGGCTGGATCTTCGCTCAAGACAAGCAACAATGTTTTGCAGAGGCAATTTTCCACTCTGTATGGGAGTCACCAGATGGACGGCTCATCGACGTGACACCACGGAAGGATCAAGAGAAACGCATTCTATTTGTGCCAGACCCAACAAGATCAATAACTCTGACATCTTATAAAGGCCGTCCCGCGCTCCACACATTTGACAACGTTCGAGTCCATCACAACTCGCTTATTACACAGTTAACCGAAATAACGCTGGTCGTAGAAGGTGATTTCCTTGAGCGTCAAGGATTGTGGCCGTGGTGATTTTCGTTCCAGCTTGCTCTAGATGGGTTTATCGACCATAACCCCTTTTTTGGGCAAACCTAGCACCGTGAATCTCACAGCTAAAGATACTATCGCCTGTCATTTCTGACAGTGGCGAGTGGGCACAAGCGATCGATACTCAGATTCACTTGAGCAAAGGTACAACATGAATGCATCAATTTGGCGTCTGGCATGAAGGGGGGCACCACACCATACAAGGGCTGCCGATCCTGAAACATCTATTGCGTACACTCCATGGCGATGTGATGGTGCGCTATGTTTGTCGTGCCGATACGCCTTGCACTCTGTTCCTGACCATCAAAGATGGCGTGCCCTACCAGAAGTTCAAAGAGGGTACTCCACCGCTGGACTGGCAGTGGCTAGAGCAATCCATCCTGCCCCTTTCAGCCTCATCCCAACCACTGGTCATGATTAAGCGACTGGCATTGCGTTAAAACCAAGTTCCCAAACTGGTATGCTGCGCCAGCGATATGGTGTAGCACATGATCAAGTGATGACTAGATGACGGATTTTTAATATTTTCAGAGGCTCATCACAGGAAAACGATAAATATTTAATTACGATTCATTTGTATACATCTCTGATTACATCCTTATACCTCAAAAATAGGAATCATCGTTTGGATACAATTAAAATGGCAACAATTGCGGGAAAAGTTGCTTTTGCCACGATAGTCCCTGGCTATGTCAAAGCAATCTATTCCGCACTATCAGACTCTCAAGATGAAGTAAAGTCAGCGGAATCAAAGGGGCTCGATACCCTAACAGAGGAAGCGAACAAGCAGCGTATCGTCATGGAGTTCCAGGCTCATCAAGCTCGAGTTGCCCAAGAGCTTGCTATCGCAGAACGAATAGCCTCATCTCACGAAGTTCAAATTGAGGAATTTTATGACGGTTCTGGAAAAGGCAGTCTAGGCCTGAAGACTGAGGGAGAGTCCATCTCTTTAGGTGCAAGTGGTGAAGGTCGACGGGTTACAAGGCGTATTATTCGATTCACTGGTTGTGGGCCTGTAGAAAGAACTGTGGACGATAAAATCATTCAAGTCGAAACAGAGCTGTAGGCTAAACTCACAAGAAAATGTGAGCGGATATTCACAATTGAGTTCAAAACGGCGGTTTTTCCGCCGTTCTTCAATCCGATACTACACTGCAACACAGCATAGAAAGTGTTTACAACTCTAGAATTAATCGACATAATGTTCAGCTGAGTGTTTTTAGGCCAACATCTGTTGGGGTCTCCCAAGAAGGGCTAACATCCTTCGCGCTTTACAACGTTGCGGTTCTTTTACTTCTATCTGCCATTCGTTTTTTCGGGTGTTTTTTGAGCGATATAACTTTAGCTCCAGATAATTTTAGAGAGGTGTCTATGACTCAACGTTTTTTCACAACATTTAAAAAAATCACTGGCTGTGCAATCGAAACCGCATGGGCCGCACTTGTGAGCGTTTGGGCTGGTAGCCTGTTGACCTAAAAGCACTCAATCTCATCAGAAAAACGGCGAGTATCCCCGCCGTATTTCATTCCCCTGCCCCCCCCAATCCTCACACAGTCACCGGCCGATCTACATAGAAGGGGGCGGTCTCGCCATCCACGGCCAGCAGTTCTCCCTCCAGCTCGATCTCGATGGGCTTGTCGCTCATAAAGTCCACTGCCTTCTTGGGCGACAAGCTGGCACGGGGCACCGTCAGTTTGATGGCCTCGCCGCTGACGATACTGCGGCCATCAAGCAGCAGTCGCGCCTTGATCTCCGGCTGGATGTTGCCCGCGATGCGGGTACCGGTCACCGCATTATAGGTAGCGCTGACCGTCAAGCTGCCGCCATCGGCTACCGAGCTACCTTTCACCGCCCGCACCAGCCCGAGCGCATAGTTGACCTCGATATCGGTACCCACCACCAGCGCCTTGGCCCCTTCCTTGATGGCCAGGCCAGTCGAAGCAATATTGCTTTTGCCGAGCGGTGCCCATTTCGGCCAGGCGGGCAGAACAACCGGCAGATCAGTCAGCGTCCCAGCCCCCTGATTAATGGGGCTCTCCAGACCCATAAAGGCGGCGGCCAGCAGCACGGGTGGGATCTCGGTGGTCTTGATGGTGACCATGGCAGGCTTGGGAATGTGGTAGTTCTCCCGCGCCTGACCGTATTGCCCCTTGCGCTTGCTGGGAATCGAGATCTTCTGGCTGTCGGGTTTCACTTCCAGGCTATCCACATCGATGGGGCCAATCACCCCAGCCGAGACCCCGTTGGTAAAGGTCTCGATAAAGAGATCCCCTTCCAGGTGCAGTGTTTCGCTCATCATCGCTCTCCTTTGAATTTCACTCGGGTAGTAAAGGCAAGCGGCAAATAAGCCGCACCGCCGCTGTAACTGGGTTTTACCGGTGGGGTTTCGCGGCGAAAGGTACTGTCACCACATGCTCGCCCACTGACGGCCTGCAGGATGCGGGCAAGCCACACTCCGGCACTGACCTCCCTGGGGCTGGCACGATGCACCAGCACCAGCAACCAGAGCTGATCAAAGCTGCTGGCCCGGCCTGACTGGGTGCCTTCGCTCTCACGTTCGCCCTGATAAACCACATGCACCGCCGGACTGTGCTGGCCCAAATTGGCGATGGCCGCCACATCGGTGGCTACAAACACCTCCTTGAGCCCTTTCGTTTTCAGAGGGGCGAGCAGCTCACGCAGCCGCTCGCCCGCCTGCAGGTAGTCAAGTTCGGTGCCAGACGGGTTGGCGGGTTGGCTCATAGAAAGCCACCCTTGTCGCGCCCCTGACTCCGGCCAAAGACGCGCCCATCCGACTGCAGTTGAGCCAGATTCTGGCTCTCCAGGGTGGCGCCATCGGATGCCAACCCCAGCGCCAGCTCCCCCTTGCCAACCGATTTCAGAAAAGCCAGAGCCGCCTCATTGCGCTTGGCTATCTGCTCTGGTGCCTGTTCACCATAGAGACGGTGACGGGCGATATCGGCGCAGATAGGTACCAGGGCACTCGGGATATGAGCCAGCGGCAAGGGATAGCGACCCGCCAGATAGCCATCGATCAAGGCGCCTGCATCCTGCAGGGCGATGGTGATAGCCGCCTGATCCAGCTCACCGGTCGGCGTCATGGCCAGACGCAGCAACTCAGCCTCGCCAAAGCGGATCACCATGTCATTGACGCTGGCATACATATCACTGCTCTCCGTTCTGGCCAGATGGCTGCTCATCCTTGACCGGGTATTGCACGTCGGTCGCAGCGATCGCCGTCACCAGTTCGGCCTTCTTGAGCTTGACCGCCTCCGGGATACCCATCTGCAGCGCCAGCTCGCGCAGCTCATCGACCTTCATCTCGGCCAGCGGCGTAACCTTGCCAGCCTGGGTGGCGTCACTATGCTGGGTGGCAACACCGGCCAGATAGCCCGAACCGGTCAGGACGCCCAGTGTTGCGTCCAGATCCCCAGGCGCCGATGGTGCATCACCTGCCTGAAAGCTGGCGTCTTCAGCCAACCGGACGACCACCAGACGCGGGTCGTTCTCCAGGGTCGCGCACTGCTCAGGCGACACCACCATCTCAGACTTGCCCGGTGCAATCGGCAGGCCCGCACGGAAATAGTTCTGACGAACCATCGATGTAATGCCGACCCGAATAGCCAGTTCCATCTCTTGTTCCATCTCATGTTTTCCTCGTCGAATCTGATAGAGAGGCTGTTTAAACCGAGGGTTAAACAGCCACAACACAGGGTTAGAGGTAGTCAGCCACCACCAGCTCCAGCTTGCCTTTCAGCTCGTTACTGCTGCTGTTTGCCAGCTCTCGCTCCAGCATCTGAGTCGCCAGCTTCTCAAGGGAGGGCGGTACCACCAGCAGAGTGGCCTTCACCCCGAGCTTGCGGCCGCCATCGGCTTGAAACTCCCGCATTTTGGAGAAGGAATCCCACAGGTTGTCGGGGGTCAGCGCCCGCTTGTTGGCAAAGGCCAGCTGCCAGAAACCAAAGCCTGCGGCATCGCGGCAATCGACCCCGTAACGGAACTCCTTGCGAGTGAATACCGCCTCGTCATCGACCTTGGTCATGGCAATCAGCTGCGGTGACTTGCGATCCTGGAAGATGACCGGCTTGAGGGCGCGGCTGGTATCGAGCAGGAACCAGGGCTCCCCCTGATAACCGGCATCCACCACCAGGTTGGCGCTCAGAACAGGGGTACCCGTGCCATCGGCCTTGGGATAGACAGGGTGATCGGTGTCGAAGAAATACTGACCGTCATAGCAAGGCGTGGTGAAGCCTGCGCCCAGCAGGCCAAAGCAGAGCTCGTCGGGGTGGATACCCGCCGCCAAACCCATCTCTTGAAACAGGGGGGCATAGATACCCAGCTCGTCATCTTCGATATCGTTGCGATCGACCGCCACGGTGGCCTCGAAGTCTTCGTTGACGATCTGGTAACCGTGCGCCTTCATCGATTCGATCACCCGATCACCAACCCACTTGCGCAGACTGGGGAACTTGCCCAGCCAGCCATAGGTGTTGGACTTGGTGGTCGATTTGATCACGGTGGCGATCTTGGTGTACTGGGCAGGTGCTTCACCCTTGGCGTCTTCAAAGTTCTTCTTGAAGCCGGTGAAGAGGGCCTGCAACAGCGCGGGAGTAACAATGGCCATACGGGTGTTCCTTCTCTGGTTAAACAGGTTGGTCTGGCGGTCGCGTTCGTCCGATTACGTCGCTGCGCGGCTAATCGAACCTACCGGCCTTTTGCCTTGGCAAACTCTTCGTAACTGATACCGAGTTGGCATCGATGGGGCATACTTGTCCCCTGCATACAGCCGAGTCAGGCCAGTTTTGCCTTCGCAAACGCTTCATAGGAAATGCCGAGCTGATCGGCGGCATACTTGTCATCCGCCGAGAGCACCGCATTACCCGCTCGATCGGGCAGGATCACCTGGGTGGTCTGGCTGGCGGCCAGTGCCGCAATCGCCGGACGGGGCTCCAGCAACGCCTTGAGAGCAGCCACCCCCTTCTGGGCGGCATAGGCGGTCAGATACTCTTCTTCTGCGGCCACCACCTTGCCCTGGGTACGTGCTTCCTTGAGCAAGGTCGCTGCATCCGTGGTCTCGACCTTGGCGCTCAAGGTGGCCACTTCCGTCACTAGGGCGTTATAGGTCTCCACCGGTACATACTTGGCCAGGTCAATCTGGCCACCCTGCCCTGTGGCGACGGTCGCCTTGAGCGCAGCCAGCGAGGTGCGCTCAGCAGTGAGCGCTGCCTCCAGCTCCGGCGCCTTTTTGGCAATGGCCTGTAGGGTATCCAGAGCAGCCAGAGCGGCAGTACCCTGCTCGGCGGTGAACTGGCCATCGGCACTCGGCTGGATGCCGAGTTTGCCGAGCAGCGCGATCAGGTGTTCGTTCATGGATTTCTCCTGTTGTGCAACATGGGATGAGATGGCCAGCTGGCCGGGTTGGGTAGACATAAGGCTTGATGCTGGTAACGCACTCAAAGCGGCAAGCGCCTGCATGCCTACCACACCGGGATCATTGGTAATGGCGGTCATCCGCAGTTCCAGCGGACGGCCCTGGGCGTCATAGGGAAAGACGGCAGAAAGGAATCGATACTCTTTGGCAGCCACCAGGGCAGCAGCGCGCTCCGTCCAGCGTGGCTTGATAAAGAGCCCCTGCCCTTCGCGCCATGCAATCTCGTCACTGTTGTACCAACCGGCCGCAGGGGCTGGCTGGCCGTTCTGGTCAGTCTTGAGGGTCTGGTGGTCGTAATCGATCAGGATGTCTTGCCCAAGGGCTTTGGCTCGGGCAATCAGGGCAGCAGCGATCTGCCCGTCCAGTTGCCAGTGACCACTCGCCACATCGAACGGACGACCATCACGGGCCTTGAACGGGCCGACCGGCAGCAGCTGGTACCAGCCATCGCCTTGAGGGGTGAGCTGCGCATCGAGCACCGCCAGCCGCTCCCCGCTGACGGGGTTGGCTTGGAGGATGGCCACGAAGGGCGCGGAGTATGGGGTCTTGGATATGTTCATGCCGCCATAGTGCGGCGGCATGAAGGGGGATGGGGTTTATGGTGGGTTAGTCATTGCACAAGTAAATGAATCTCAAATGATTCCAATGGGGTTACGCTTCGGTTAGCATTAGGCTAATTGCATATAAATAATGCTTTTGTAAATAACATGGAGATATCAATGAGTTTTCCTATTACTGTTACTGCCCATATTGATAACCAAACAACCAATAATACCAGAGAGATAATTCTCCATAAGGGACTGACAACTCTAATTGGCCCAAATGGCTCAGGGAAAACACATCTTTTACGTTCATTAAAATATGCCCTCCCACCCCATTTAGAAAACAAAAAGGTCCGTTTCTTGTCTGCTGGCAGAATGAGCCCACTTGAGCACTACCGCTCAGATTACGGTGGATATGGGGGAAATCCGGATTTTGATCTTGCTCGACTAGGTAACTCATCTGATACAAGTAGAAGGCATTCAATTGAAACTTTAAACGGTGATTTTCAAACCTTATCCCAACGTGCAGACATACTAATTAAAATCCAAGAACGGTTACGCAAGCTATTCAGCAAAGATATCATGCTCGATTGGGACTCCAACGGCCTCAAGGCATCATTCATTAATCTGGATAATCCTGATAGTCAGTATTCATCAGGTAAAGAAGCCTCAGGTTTAATTCATTTAGTTGGGATATTATCTGCATTGTATGATGATGAAGTAGGTGCATTACTTATTGATGAACCAGAAGTCTCCCTCCATCCACAACTTCAATCATTCCTTCTGCAAGAAATAATTAATGCATCTGGACATCCAAATGAAGGTGGATATAAAAAAATCATAGTAATTGCGACCCACTCTACAGAAATGTTTAAGATCAATAAACCATCAGATCTACCATCAATCATATTTTGTCACGGTATATCACAATCACCAGTACAAATCCCTATAGATGCTGGTGAGTTAAGCAATAGAAAAGTAAAAGAACTTATTGCTCGACTTGGACAAGAACATAAGCTTTCCCTTTTTTCAAAGCGGCCACTTCTTGTTGAAGGCCCATCTGATACATTTGTATGCAGCGCCTTATCAAATGTATTTAATATTCACCTTGAAGCCGCTGGATCTCAGCTTTTACCTGTCATCGGTAAAGGACAAATGCCAGTTGTTGCCAAATTGTTTAGGCTAATGGGCAAAACGCCAGTAGCATTAGTTGATGCTGATGGAATTGCAGACGGGACTGAACTAATTAGTAGTTACTTAGCAGGCAATACATATGCTGATAGTCTTGCAAGTACATCCGGTGCCGCCAATGCAATGAGTATGGCGACCTCTATCTATAATGACTTCTGTCAACTTGTGGCCGATGATTGGGAAAGTATCTCATTTCTAGCAGAACGGCACCCATATTGGATAAATAGAGATCAAGGCAGCAATGATAGCATTGCCAAACGCAGATCAACATTTTGTGTACTATTTACTAATGAAACTCAATTATCTGACCATAGGTTCGTGTCCATAAAAAACAGATTCACGGCAATTCTGGATATACTAGAAAAATGCGGCCTTTTTATCCTTAGGAAAGGATCTATAGAATCATACTATTTAACTTCAGATCAAAGTACGTCCATAGGAAAACCTAATGCAGCTATTGATGAAATAGAAGCATTTACTGACATTTCTCCATCCGATTTGAAAGCTTCATACTCTGATGTGGTTAGGTGTATTCAACATGCAGCTATGACACAAGAGATAAATGAGGCCGAGGCACTCAGAACCTTGATTCTTTCTATTGTCTCACCAGCTCACGAGGCATTCAAATATGATCGTACCTCAACTAACTTTAATTCAATTGCTAGAACAATTTTAAGAGAGCGCGCGGATATTTTCGATATAACCGTTCAAGATGACATGTTGGTGGTTTCGATTAAAAGTGCCATCCTTAATGTTGCTAATTTCCCAGTGAGGCTTAGCCGAACAGATAATGTCCCATCCATTATCAATAGAGCATTGGGCATAAACTCCTAACAATAAAGGCATTTGGTGGGGTGATATCGAATTTTTGATCTCACCTCACTACACTTGGGGTTTTCGGTAGGTCTTAGCTCATGGTAAAAACCAAGGTATACAATGCTGTTTAACAGTGTTTAAACGCAAGCCCGTTGAACTAACAGCTGTCAGGCAATGCCATCGTACCAACCCCTCCATACAAGCATGCCAATAGGCTTAGGGAATGCCTGTCGTCAAATACCCCTCCAGCGTCTCCAGCACGCTCTGTTTATCCCCTTCTGACAGTCCCAGAGCGCGGCGCTCTGGCAGGTTGATCTCTGGGCGCCCGAACTGGTGGGCCGCGCCATATTCAAGCGGGGTACCGAAGTAGAGAGAGCGGGGATCGGGCTGGGCAGCCAGCAGTTCTGGCAAAGCGCTGACCGCAGCCACGCCGTTCCCCTGCTCCAGTGCAGCGAGCCGTGCCAGCAAGCTGGCCAGATAGTCGCTAGCCTCCACCAACCCCACCATATTGAGCGCACTCTCGTTATTTGCCATCTGATTCCCCCTGCTGCTTGTTGTGCCAGTGCTCGTATCCTGCGCCCAGTGAAAATTGGGCAGCCAGGTCAAATATCACGGTTTATCAACTTTTATCATTAAATCATCAATGGTATAAGATTATGAATTAGCTAACATTTCTCTCGTCATCACACACACAAGGGAGAATGTTATGACCAAGCAATCAAACCACAATGCCGATATCAGCAACCCCAACAAAGGCTCGAACGGTACCAACCCTACCTATGACCGTAATCAGGGGCACCGTGGCTGGCAATTGAATCCGCAGAACCCGAAAAGCAGCGGCAAAAAGTAAGCAAGAGACACCGGGGGGCTCGTCCCCCCTTATCTGGATCCCTATGACACAGAACGAGCAATCCACCGGCGCCAAGCGCCCCTTTAAACAGACTCGGGCCCTTATCCGGCTTGCCCTAAATGATGGTCTTACGCAAAAAGAGATCGCTGCGCTTTGCCGAACCCAGCAATCTATTGTCAGCGCGTGGGCAAAAGGGACGAAACTGGCCAATGAGGGGCAACTGACCGAATTGCTGACCCGCTATGGCCATACGCTGCGCCGCCAATCCTTTCGCCTCTATTGGTCTATCGACGATGAAACCAAGACGAAGAAATTTTATCGGGTTGAGGGCAAGGTGATTTTCCAGCACATCTTCTACAACCTGCGGCGCGAAACCAAGAGCGGGAAACTGTGCAAAAACTATCCTGAGTGGCGCCTGATTGTGCATCATCATGGGTACGATACATTTACTGTTGTATGGCAAAATCGTATCCCCATGGACAGTGGCAACACCTTACTCGATAGCCACAACGAAGAAGCTGTATGGTTCTCTGATATAACCCCATTAGTAAGCGCAAAACGATTCATACAATTTATCGATAACTTGTCGAAAGAGCCTCCGTTTGATCAATTCTCGGATACCCTTATCCTCCCCTTTCTGATCCGCCAAGCCCTGCTGCAACACGGCTTCCAGGTGGAAGGGATTGAGGAGTACCCGGCACAATGGTAGCCTCACCGGACACCCAAACAGGTGTCAGAGCACCTTAACGCTCTGAAAGGCGGCAATACCGCCACAGATTTGAGCACTCTTGCGAGTTAAGCCCTGTGAACAGCCCTTTGCTCTCACGGCGCGATTCAAATCGACAAGGGGTATGCAGGCGGCTCATACAGAGCTAGGCGAACAGGTCTCCCAGTAGCCGAAATGGCTGTATACCAACAGGGATAGGGGTGGGCGCGATACCCAAGCCGTCAGTATCTGGCCGCTTGGGTATTTTTATTTTCCCCCTGCAACCTCCCCCCTCACCCCAACCCTCTCCCTTTTTTGCGACAAAGAGTGGGAGATAGGGGCGGCTTGCGGCAAACGTGGCTCCTCGGCATCAGCGCCTGAACGGCATCGGTCAGCCCCACCAGCAAGGGAGCCAGATAGTCGCTCGCCTCCACCAACCCCACCACATTCAGCGCACTCTCGTTATTTGCCATCTGATTACCCCCTGCTGCTTGTTGTGCCAACGACAAACTGACGTTACCACCCCCTCACCCCAACCCTCTCCCGCAAGGGGAGAGGGGGCTAAAGAAGAGCGGGGGCTAAAGAAGAGCGGTCGCTAAAAACAGCAGCCGCCATCACCCCTCCCCTTTATCAGCTGGCGGTTTGCTGGCCGACGTAGCGGCAACCAGTTGCGGCTCATCGGGCTCGGCCTGCGGGATCTGCATCTTCTTGTGGGCCCAGTCGAGCGGGATGCGCATGCCGCAGGCGGCCAGCTTGGGCAGGCTGTCAGCATAACGGCAGATATCCTCCGGCTCGGTCACATCAAACTCCAACCGGGGGCTGCGGCGCGGCCCCTGGTAGCTCTTGCCATTCAGGGCATAGAGCGGATAAACCAGATCGCGGGTCAGGGTGGCGGCCAGCTGGCGCAGGTCGGCATCACGTACCTCCTGGCGCACCTCGTTATGGACATTGCCCAGAGCATTGGTCGAGCTCTTACCATCGGCCTGTGAGGTCAAGGTGCCCCCCAGAATGGCCTTGCTCATGGAGCGCTCGCACCACTCCATCATCACCACAAAGGGATCGGCCTGACCGCTAGCGGCGTTCTGGAACTCAATCTCCATCCCGCGCGGGATAATGCCCCCGGCGTTATGCCCGATGGAGAGCACCGCCTGCAGCAGGGTGGCCTTCTCTTTCTCGGTCGCTCCTTCCGGGTATTTGCCAAGGCGCACCGGCAGGCCGTAGATCTCCAGAAACTCCGCCAGATCGCGCACGCTGTAGTTCTTGAACAGAAACGGCCAGATCAGGGTACGGACAAGGCCGGTGCGGGCCAGATATCCCGATTTGGACTTGGCCTTGTGCAGCAACCAACCAAAGGGGTTGAGGGCAACCCCTTCGTGGCTGTTATCCCGCAGCCGCAACTGGTTGCGATCGTCCGGGTGGGTCTGAAACCAAGCGGGATCGCGCCAGATGATGCCCTTGGGAAGCTGCAACCCCTCCACCAGCTCCCAGCCACAGAACTCCTGGGCACAAAACCCCTTGAGTACCGCATCGGTGGCGTCAAAGATGGCATCATCAAACCAGGTAAAGTCCTCAATCAACTCGCGGATCATCTCGCTGTCGCGCTTTTCCGCAGGGGTGGCATTGCGGGGCGGCTCGATTGTCCAGCTGACCCCCAGCAGAGCGCGGCGACGTTTGCCGAGTTCACTCTGCAGGTGGGCGTCTTTCTCTTCCATGTCTTCGGCCAGCTCGCACTGGGCGATCAGGTTGCCCTGTTCTGCCTCCCTCAATGCGGCAGCCGCCCTGCTCGGGGTAAGCCCCACCGTGGGGTGTTCGCTGTAGTGACGGCGCAACTGGGCAAGCGCCGCCGAGTTCTCGGTCTGCGGCTCCTTTTCAAGCCGCAGGGGATTGCCGTTGATATCGATGATCCTGCCCATTACCAGGCCCCTCTCTCGAACGAATGATGGTTATCGCCCCTTGCTTCATCACGCTTGTTGGGCAGCGGGGTGAACTCGATAGCGCCTCCCTCCATCCAGCTGGCCCGCACCGCCATGGCCAGGGCCACCGCAAAGTCACCGTGGCGCTGTTGGCCCCCTTGACCAGTGTTTTTGCCCTTGTCGATCTTGGGGATGCCGTTGATGACCTGGATTTTCCCCAAGTCATCCTGTACGTCTGCATGGCGCGGGATAGCCAGGTTGCCATCCTCAAATTCTGCCTTGAGCTTGGGCATCCACTCCCGATACCAAGGGTCATTGAGCATCACGCACTCGATCATGCTGGCGCCCCAGCGCAGTCTGGCAGCCTCTGCCAGATAGCCGCCGTTACCGGTGGCATCGAAGGCCGCCGCCGTGAAACGGTGTAGCCCAATCAGTAAATAAAACAGGATCTGGCGCTGGCTCTCATAGGGGGCATTGACCAGCTCCACCACAAAGGGCACCCGTTTGCGCAAGTTGGTGGAGAGGGAGAGCGGCACAAACACCGACAAATCCCCCTTGCGGGCGAAGTCCTCTCCCAGCACGTGGCGACAATTGCGATCGAGCGCTTCCAGGCAGGGCTTGAGGTTCTCCTCGCACCAGATATCCACCACTGCTTTGCGGGTCTCCTCGCTCGAGAGCTCGAAGTCTTTGGGGGCGGTAAAGCGCAGAATGGGGATATCCGGTTGCATCGCCCGCTCGATCAGGGTGCGCTTGATATAGACGCCGCTGCTCTGCTTGGGTACGCAGAAATACTCCTCAAGGGCATCCTCTTCGGTGGCGGTGGCTTTGAGCAGCCCCGCTTTCCAGGCGTCCTCTGCTTCCTGCGTCCAAAGACCGCCCTTGACTTGGCAGATCCGGCGATAGAGCCCCTGGCGGCAAGCATCGTCCAGGCTGATGGTATGGATGGAATACTCTTTACGGCCCGCTCGGCTGTCGTTTATCAGCTGGTTAAACAGGTTATCGACGCCGTTATGGGTACTGATCAACCGCACCTTGGCGCCCCACATGGTCAGCGCCATGGCGGCCTTCAACACCTCGGCCAGTCGGTCGTGGAAAGCGGCCTCGTCGATGGTCACATTGCCCTGCATCCCCCGCAGGTTGGAGGGGTTGCTGGAAAGCGCCTGCACCTTGAAACCAGAGGCGAAATAGACCACGAAGGTGAGGATCGCCTTATCCTCGTCGTCGGTGAACACCTCCTCCAGGATCTCTCCGGCCGCCTTGTTGTAAGCCTTGGCCCACATCGCCACCGCATCGATAAACTCGCGGGCCATCTCCTTGTTGCTGCCCACATAGAAGTGGTGGCAACCCCCGGCCGTCTTGGTCTTGGATGCCGTCAGAGCCGCGTCAGCGGCCTCTGCCCAGGTGATACCGGTACGGCGGCTCTTCTCGGCAATCTTGAGCGGGCTATCGTCGGCAATCCAGATGCGCTGGTACGGCAGCAACACCTCGTCGGGGTTGTATTCGGTACCCAGGGTCTGGGCCAACTGCTGGGCGATAGGGGTCTGAGCAATGGCGGTCATCAGGCAATCCCCAGGATTTCGCGGCGTATCTCGGCGGCGGCTTCACCACTCAAGCCTGCCTGAGTTACAATGGCTTCGGTCTTGGCGGCGATCTCTTCGGCAAATGCCTGGCGGATCTCTTTCTCCCGCTTGTGACTCTGCATTGCAGTCGATTCGAGCCGCTGAGCCGCCAGCATGGCGTTTTTCAGCATGTCGATATCCACCGCCTCCTCCGGGTTCTGCACCTGAGCCAGCATCGCCTTGAACAGCTGGGAACGACCCAGCTCCAGAATGAGCTTGGTGGTCTCCCCCATCGGCTTATCGCCAAGCTGAGAGGTCAAGGCGGCCGTGGTTTCACGCAAATCCCGCAGGTGCTGGCCGACCTGTTCAACCTGGCTGGCATGACGGCTTAACCCGGAGCGGGAGAGCTTGAGCTCATCGGGCAACCCCGCCTCCTCGATCAGGCCGTTGATCTCATCCAGGATGGCAGCCTGACTGTTGCCCTTATCCCGCAGCATCTCATTGAGCGCGTTGCGGATGGACTCAGGCAGCAGCCACACCTTGCTGGCGCGGCCTCGGGTCGGTTTATCGGCCATGCTTAATCCTCCGCCCTGGGTTTCTTGACGCCGGGCACCGTTGCCCGGCCCTCTGCTGCGTCCTGGCCCCGCCCGGTCAGGTGAGCCACCTGCACCGTGGCCAGTCGCTCGATGCGCACCAGCCCCTGCTCTTCCAGCCAGGCCAGCAGGGTCTTCACCCGATCCCGCGTCACCCGGCCGGTACCCAACTGGTCGAGGCAGTCATTGAGGATTGACTCGTTGGCGGCACCACCGATATCCAGCAGGGAGCGCAGGATCACCAGTCGCTGCTGGGCGTCCAATATCGCTTGAATGCTCATGGCTTCTCCTTAAGTGCGGCTGGTCGCGGCAGCCTGATGAAACACTGCTGGGCCTCACATAACAGAATTTGTTGAATGCTCATGGCTTCTCCTTCTGTACAGCGGCGAGCTCATTTTCCAACAGCAGATCGGCAAGGCGGCGGGCTTGGCGCAGCTCCGGCTTCACCTCCCGCAACTCCCCCCGCAACTCGCTGATCTCCAGCTGCAGCTTGTGCAGCTCACGCTCGCTTGGCAGATCAGCCAGTACCTGCTCCACCCGCTGGACTCTCTGCACCAGGGCAGTAAGGTCTTCGCGCTTGGCGTAGGTTTTGGAGAGCAAGATGATGACCACCAGACCCACCAGGCTGGCCAACGCATAGAGCGGGCCCCAGTTCTTAACGATGAATTCCCACATGGGTGACCCCCTCGCTCTGGCACGGCAATAAATGCGGCCTCCTGTTCCCCTTAACGATGAAATCCCACACGGGTCGCCTCCTTGCGCTCATACAGGGTCTGGCACTCGATACAGCGTTCGGCACCAGGCTCGGCTGCAAGGCGGGAGGGCGGGATGGCTTCGTCACAATCGCAGCAGATACCATCGCCGTGTGGCCTTGCCCTGTTCTGGTGGGCTTCGATAATGCGCCCAGTCCGATCGGCATCGGCCTGCTGGGCGCGGTCTATATGGTCTGTCACATGACCTCTCCCGGAGCCCATCCCATTAGGCTATTTCACTTGCCATTTTGGCCCTGGACAGTGCTCGAAAGCCTCACGTACTGCGTGTACGCTGCGGTTTCTGCGCGCTGTCCGAGACCAAACTGGCTGCGCCAATCACGCCCACTGGAACAGGCTCATACATTGTTCTAACGGACGGTATGAGTCGCCTTGATGCGGCCCCAGATGGCGAGCAGGCCACCCACCGCACTGGCCAGATCCACCAGGGTGGATGCCAAGCTGGCTTGGGTACCCGCATCGACCGGCACACCGAACAGGCCCGCAATACCGGCCCCCACGGCAATCACACCACCGATCACGGTGCGGCTTTTAAAGGCAGATTTCGCTTGAGGTAACAGGGAATCAGGCATGATGGACTTCCTTCTTTTGGGGTTGAAATAACAGAGGTTGGGAATGACGGGCACGGGCCCGCAGGCGATCCAGTTCGGTCACCGAGCGCCACCCCTTATTTGTCAACAAAGAGCCGAAGAGGGATTGACGGGTCTGGTGGTGGCTATAGAGCGGGATCGCCTCCGGGTCAGCGATCTGATTGGCCAAAGCGGCCTTGAGATGGGCTTTGCGCCCATCCTTGAAGCAAGCGAGATAACGGGGGTTCTTGAGCTCAGGGATGCCAAAGCAGCCCGCAGCCTGGATCGCGGCCGCCGCCTTCTGTTGCTTGATGGTCAGCACGCTCATACCACCACCTCGCCAACCACGTCAGAAAGGAGGTAGCTCTGCAGACGCAGCAGCCGGTTGATCCAGCCATCGGCATTGGCCCACTGGCTCGGGTCTTTGCGCACAATGCCGTGCATGAAGCTGGCCCGCTGCATCATCAGCGCCAGCAGGAATGAGGTCTCCCCCTTGGCGCCCAGTTGCTGCTTGAGCCTGCCAATCGACACCGGGCCAAGGCGGCCATCTGCCATCACCCCCAAGACCTGCTGCAGCTGTTGGATGGCGCGTTTCGGCCCGTGATGCACCGCAGCATCAAACACGGCGATAGAGAGTGCCGGGCTTAAGCTGGCGATCAGGTCACAGCGGGCGGGAGCCCAGTAGTTCTGGCGGTAAAAGGGCTCGGTATGGGTCGGGGTCAGAGCGCCGATAGCAATATCGGGTACCCCATCCCGATCGAGGTCGGCCATGCCGTCCTTCTTGCCATCGGCAGCATCGGCGATGCCGTACTTGGTATGACCACCACGGTCGGCGGGATGGTTGACTTCGCCCCCTTCCACATCGGGACGAAGCAGCCATTGAAGTGCGAGTGATAACATAAAGGCCCCTCGGTGAACTGCGTTATCAGCAGCGTACCGAGGGGCCTCTATGGCATGGGTTTATGGTGGGTTAGAAGTCTAACTTGCCAACGTGATCACATCGTATTTGCAGTAGTTATAAGTATGATGGTTAGATTTTTACCATCTTACGCACAACCATCAAAGCCACAACTATATAGGAGTAATAACATGGGTAGGGAAAAGCGCCAGCTTGAAGAAACCGAAGCCGCATGGGATCGTAAAGCTCAAGCGGAATCTTTGCGCTGTAATGTCTGTTCTCAACGAATCATTTATAGCGAACGTACAACGTATTATGAACAAGGGCTGTGCGCATATTGCGCCCACCAAGCGAACAAAGACGATTAAAACCTAACAAGCAAAAACCCCGCCGCAGCGGGGTTTCTCTTTAATGTGAGTCGTATCGCTATTAATAGCCGAACAAGTCCGGTTGATGACGGCGCCTAGTCAGCTCTCGTTGCTCCGCCACCACAGCATAAGTCTGCGGCACTGAAAGGCCATGCTTACGGGCCAGCTGGTCAATATTGCGGCCATTAAACTCATCCCAGATGGCCCTATCACGTAGCGCCGCTTTGAGATGATCCCCGGTGGGGATGTAGTAGGCACGGCCACCCATATAATGGGCCTGTACCAGCGCCAACTTTCGGGCCTGAGCCTTGGCCTGTTCTTGTGCCATCCCCCCTCTGACCAACTCGCAGGCCAGCACATCCACCAGCTCGCTCAAGGCTTTGGGCCATTTGGCCGTCAGTTCGGAGGCCGGGATCTGGTCAAGGCGATCGACAAGCTGCCCCAGCGAGGCGTGATCATCAGCAAAGAGATCCTGATTTTGTTCCATGACTCCCCCGGCAAAACAGAAAAAGCGGTGCGCCGATTAGAACACAGGCCATTTTATGCGCACATTTTTTAGCGCATACTGAGTCCCTCGTTATCAAATGGAGATTGAGACGAATGAAATGGAACGCACGCTTTAAAGAGTGGCTGCTCGATATGATGATCATGCTGGATATGGCACCAGCAGCCTTCTTCCCTGCCTATGCTTGCACTGTGATTGGCTTGCTGCTGATGATCATCCCCGGCTTTTTTCAACCAGACCCGATGCAATTTGCGGAGGGTACGTTGCACCTTCACATCGCACCCACTGCGGTTTTTCGTGTGATCTGGGCTGCGCTGGCATTTATCGGCCTGATGATTATGGTTAGTGGCATCTATCTCACCCACACTCGCCTGAAAACTCTCAGAAATCGCTTCTATTGACCTGCTGACTTGCACCAAGGATGGGAAATGGCACGACGTTATTATCGGCGCAAACGGGGCTCACTGGTCAGCGATACTGCCAGCACCATGCTGCGGATCAGCTGGCTAGGCGCACTCATACTCGGGGTGGCCGGTTTCATTATCTTCTCTCTGCTTGTGCCCTGGTTTTTGCAAAGCTTGCTGGCATCGCAACAACATGCCATATCACCGGGCACCTTTGACCCGACCCCCTTGCTGGATCAGGTGTTCGGTCGCCGTCTGCACTGGGCTGAAAGATTGGGTGAAATACTACTTTGGCTTGGGGTAGTCGTCGCAGCACTAAAGCTCTTTTTGGGAAATCTGTCTAACTACTACCACCATCCCGGCCTGCTCGGTTTTCTAGCTCGCTTGCTGGCGCGGTGGAGTGACTAGACAAAGCTGGCGGATGTAGTTCAGACATCCGGGGTAGAACCCACTGTCCCCCAGCCATTATGATAGTATTGTCATCTAGCCTCGCACGGGTATGTTTTGTGAGCTGCACACCCTTTCATCAAAGAATAAGTGGAAAAAAGTTACCATAATGGTAAATAATGTCAGTGCCTACACAGGGCAACCACCCGCAGAGGGCGCATCTGATGCCGAGCGTCGTCTAGCTGGTCCCCTTTATAACCCAGCCGATGTGCTGGCAGTGTTGTCAAGCGGGAGCACTATCCCATGGACAAGAGATTGCAAGAGTGACTTGCAAGGATTGGCGTTTGACGAGGCTGATATTCAACAGTTGCTGCGTGACACACTGCAGCATGGGCGGTACCTCAATTCTCAATGGTGTGTACAACGCCCAACTGGCCCTTGGGCTGCTTGTGACGCATACCAATTAGGCCGAGATGAGTGGAATGAGTACGCGTACAGGGATTTGCGCGTGGAGTACTACATCAAGTTCGCGATAGGTAAAACAGGCAAGATACTACTATTGGTATCGGCCCACGTACCTACACGCTAGGAGGTTCAAGATGGCTGCAACCGTATGCCCGATTTGCGAATCGGGCCATCTGCATCATCAGATTGAAGATATCGAAGTCGAATACATGGGTCACACTGCCATGCGCCCAAGCCACTACTCTGTGTGTGACGCTTGCGGTAGTGAGCAGGCAACGGCTGCCGACCTACGGCACAACAAACGAGACACACTGGCGTTTAGAAAAATGGTGATGGGTCTCCTCACTGGAGCCCAAGTACGAGCATTACGGCAACGCTGGGGGATGACCCAAGAAACCGCTGCGCGTGTATTTGGTGGTGGTCCTGTCGCATTTTCCAAGTATGAAGCGGACGATGTTATCCAGTCTGAAGCCATGGACAAGTTATTGAGACTTGCTGATGAGATGCCCTTGGTTCTGCAACGACTGAGACGAGATGCAGGGGTCGTCTATCAAGCGCAAGATCCATGGCAGATCGTTGCTATCGATATGGCAAACGCCGGACGTCAGCAAGCGGTCATCACGACCAGACGTAACTTCCAGCATGAGGTTAGTTATGGCTAAGGCCAACAAGGTACTGCAAGAGGCCATTGATGCTCTTGTTATCAACGACGTCTACTTGCATTCCTCACATGCAGCTTGCCTTGATGATTTTGATCCAAAGTACTTTAGCGATATGGATCAATTGCAGGTGCAGCAAATGCACATTGTTGAACAAAGCCAGTTACTGACACTGGATGGTGGGCAAGAACTGCTGCGAATTTTTATCCGTATGGGCACTCGCTGGATCCAACCTGTTACAGAGGGTGAACATGACGAAGAAAATGAGCCTCAAATCAAGGCAATCATCGAAGCTGACTTTGTTGCAGAATACCAAGTCAAGACGGCACTATCGCAAGAGTGTATAGATGCGTTTTCTTTGCAAAACGCCAGCTATCATGTCTGGCCTTACTGGCGAGAATATCTCTGCTCCCAATGTGAACGGATGAGGTTACCCAGAGTTGTTTTACCCACTTTGCAAGTTCCTCGATCAAACAAGTAACCACTCGCACCATTAACAACGCTGTGACCACTTTTTCAGCGCCTCCAGCACTTTGACGGCCAGAGGCGCATCCAGCCAGCCCACCTCGGCCACCCCTACCCCACCGTTTAAACGGACGGTCATCCGTTGAACCCAGTGGTTTAATGCGGTTTCCGAACCATCCCTGACGATGCCAAGGCGGGCCATCTCGCACCAGATGGCCCTGATCTTGGCAATTTCATTGACCCTGACGTGGCTACCGGCCGCTGGACTCAACCGTTTGTTGGCTGCATGGCGAGCAGGTTTGGGAATAAAGCCCGCCGCCTTGAAGGCAGTCAGCACCTGTTCCAACTCCTGTTCGTTCAACAGAGCGGCGCTGCGCTTGCCGGTGTGGCTGGCCAGCAGGTCTCGGTAACACTCGTCATCGAGCGCCAACGCACGGCGCCCCACCTGTACCAACCGGATCAGTCTGCTGCGCTTGTCCATCACCTATCCCCTCCCCGTTCTGCATCGCTGTCATAATGCTGCCCGGCAACCCTCAGCTGTTGGTAGTGCTCATTGAGGCACCCCCGACACCAACTGGAGAGCCGGGTGGCATCACTCGCCAAACCGAAAAACTCGGTATCCCATGGCCAGAACTCGCCACAACGGGGGCAGCGCTGCTCCAACCCCAGTTCGGTGATACAGGCCCGACCGCTTTGCAGGCGGCGAGCCAGAATATGGGGAGCTAGCAGGGGGCTATAGATGGCCATGGCGATCCCCGGTTCCGTGTACCCCACCACAATCTCTGGCCGATTTGGCCTGCTGCAGTTCGGCCACCAGCTGCCAGCGCATCTGGCAGGCTTCTCCGGCCAGCGCGTGAAAACCACGGGCGCGCGCCTCTTTATCAAACTGTTTGAGCTGTTTGCACACAGCCCGCTTGTCAGCAGCTACCAGTGCAATGGCTGCGCTGCTGAATATCTTGGTAAGCCGAATATCCATCTCTGTTTTGGTCATCGCCGTGCTCCTTGTATCAAGACGGTGAAGACCTGGGCCCAGATCGTTTGGTTGCTCATCAGTACCCGGCCACCACACCGGGCAGACAGAGCGGCATCGCCGCCCTGTTTCGCATCGGGTCATTAATCGAACTGCAGTGGCGTCACCCCTTGATACTCCTCGACATTGAGGGGCGCGGGCCCCAGCCCCAGCGCCCAGAGCAATGCTGCCTTGATGCCATCCTCATAGGTATCGTCGGGGTAGCAGGTACCCTCAGTTTCGGTGATCTGCTCACAGAGCAGCAGCTGCTCTTCGGCTTTTTCCACGTTGATTTCCATCACGCTTCCTCCTTATACCTTGGCCAGATCCAGGCTCATCTGGATGTAACGCCCGTGGGCGTCACGCTCATAGAGCCGCAGATATTGGCTGGTACCGGTCACCTGGATGGCATCGACAGCAGCTTGCATGGCCAACAGCCAATCCGGGTCATAGATATTGAGCTGGCGCAGGGAGAGCACCTGATTCACGTCGATATGACCGCTCTTGGATACCCGAAAGGCATGGTCTACCAGGGCGCGGATCTCGCTGCTGGCGCCATCGCTCCAGCGTTCGATGCACTGGTCGATCAGCGCTTTGGCGGCCTGGATCCGTTCATCAAATTTACGGTGCTCCCCCACTGCCCGAATGAGCTTGTAACGGCCATCAAAACTGAGCAGGGTCACGTTGCCCTTGGTACCGCCCCATGCCACGCCGTACTGCTCGGCGGAGAGATCCACAAAGTCGGCGATCTGTTGCATGGCGCCAATCTTGAAGGCGGCCAGCTGTGCGCGCTGCTCGCGAGCAGCGGCGATAATGGCCAGCACCACTTCATCGCGCAGCTTGTCTGCCGGGGCGATCAGGTTTTCCGGTACCCAGTGCCCCTGGGCGTTCTGGCGCATCGGGGTGGTACTGCTGGTTTGTGCTTCTTGCATGGGCTTCTCCTTAATGGCTCTTGTTGCTGCCGGGCACCGGAGGGCACATCACGGCGCTGTACTGCTCTGTTGTCGCGCTCGCCAGCTCCTCTTGGTGGGTCGCGCTGCAGAATTCGAGAAACTTGGGTAACTGGCGCAGCACCACCCGCGCCAGCGCCTCGTCTTCTATCTCAAGCTGGATTTTGCTCATCTCATCGCCCTTGTTGGTTTCAGGATTCCTGGCGCCAGTGGAGCAAGCAACCCCCAAAGCGCACCAGGGCGACTTCACGCACAACGCCCGCCAGACATTCACGGCTTAACACGGCGCGCGCCTGCATCTCTTTGGGCAGTGGCCCGGTAACAGCCAGCAGCGGGGTATGGCAAACCCGACTGGTGCGAACGTCATATCCCTTGGCCGTCAGCCAGTGGCTGAGTTGCTCGGCGGTTTTTTGCAAATTGCTGTGCAGATGCTTTTTCATCCCGTTCTCCTTGTGATCTCGTCACTGGGCCCACCGCGAAAGAGCCCCGCCAACCGTTATTTGCCTGCTTGCTTGTCGAGCAGCCGGTTGTATTTGATGGCCATGATTTTCAGCTCTTCGGCCAGCAGCTCACTCAGAATGCGCAGGCTGCTGCTGGCATTGTCGCCATCGCTTTTGGCCTGACGGCGCAATCTGGAGAGGGTGGCCTCGGCGTCATAGCGAGCCGTTTTCTGTGACCCTTTGCCCTGCTCTACCGATAACCGCATCGGGCGGCGCAGTTGTTGCTCCTCCGTCAGCTGGCTATGGGGACAACCGCTGCGGCATGCCTTCCAGAGCTTGATATCCATCGGACTGCTACCCACTTCGCTCGGGCCACGACGTTGGTGAGCGAGACACTGATGAGCAGGGATATCCCCCAGGATGGGGCACCTCACCTTGTTGCCCATCAGGGCCCCTTCCACCAGGGTCTGTACCCTTGCCATATCGCCGGGATACTTTTCGTTGCAGACCTGGCTGATGGTGGTGCGAGAGAGCCCGAGCTTCTCGGCGACCTGGGCCAGCGAACTGGCCGCCACTTCGGCCTGCAACACCTCAAGCCACGTTTCCATGTGTCTCCTCCTCCCGTTGGAACGGGTATAACTGCTGCTGGTTTTGATCCCAGCAACCATGGTCACGGCACAGCGGGGCATAACGGCCTGTATCCCTGACCAGCTGATAGCGTCCTGTCAGGCCGTGTCTGGCGGGTACAGGCAGCAAACTGTCAACTTTGAACAGCACCTTGACGTAACCGGCTTTTACCAACCTATCGGTGTAAAACCAGGCTTGTTTCTGACCCGTCTCTGCCGTCAGCATCAGGTCTGTCAGGGTGAAGAAGCGGCTGATCTTCATGGTGTTCCACATTTTCTGTTGATTGGTTTTGCGCTTGTTCCTGCATTTGGGCCGCTTCTGGCCACTGCTTTTGCCAATCGGTGGCATGTATTGAGCGCTAACCACTTTGAAATAGGCCGGGCGGGATACCACGCCGTCCGGGTGTTTAATGAGGTGGCCAGCGGCCAACCAGTCACGCACGACCTTGTAGATATGTGCCTCAGACATTCCCGTCACGGCGATCACGTCCTTGATCAGAAAAGTCTCTTGCTGGCACATCCATTCCCAGGCTTGCAACGTCATTAGCGTTGCTTTTGTATCAACCACTGGAATCCCTCCCGTGCTTTGTTTTTATTGGCTGTAGCCTGACGGCTAGCGGCTGCGACGCACGTCATGAAGCAACTCGCTGGCGTCAACGTCCTCCAGCCGGATAATCCGGGCATCAGAGGCCATCGCCATTTTTTCAATCTTGTCGAGGGCCGAGACGATGGTGCGCACCACGCCGTTGGAGCGCTTGCGGATCAGATCCAGCAGTGCATCATCGATCTCCACGTCCACCTCCAGCATTTCGCTGGCAATCAGGGACACGTCATCGAGATCGGCCGGTTTGAATTCAATCCATTGGGATATGCGGTTAAACAGCTGCTTGCGCTGGCTGATGCGGCGGGCAATCTCTTCCATCCCGACCAAGATCAGGGGTTGTTCGGTGGCATCGTAGATATCACGCAGGGTCTCCATGATGCGGGCATTGCCGACCACGTAATCGGCCTCATCCACGAAGATGGCCAGCTCTTCGGCCCGCACGGCTTCGACAATGCTATCGACCTGGGCGCGCAGGTTGTGGCGCTGGGGGATGCCGATCTCTTTGGCAATCTGCTCCAGCAGGCTGGTCACCGTGTCGGCCTTGTAGCAGCGGACATAGATGCCGTTCACTTCGTCCTGGTTGAACAGCCACTCCACGGCAGTAGTCTTGCCAAAGCCGGAGGGGCCGTGGATCAGACCAATGCCTGGCACGATGCTGGAGCGGTTGAGCAAGTTGTCGAGCAGCTGCTCGGTCTTGATCATGTTTTTGACTTCAACGATCTTGTGTTTCATAGTGGGTTTGTCCTTTGTTTTTGGGCCTTTTCGGGCTACTCGCTAACCTTTTGCCTGGGTGCGGCGGGTGGCCCGAACTTCATCCAGATGGCGGTTAATGCGTTTTGCCATCAGCTTGTGGCTGTAGAGGTATCGGGTCAGCCACTCCTTCTCCCGCTCTGTCAGCGGGGTATCCAGCTCCCGCTCTGCCAGATAGATGGCTTGCTCGTACTCGGTCTTGAGTGCTCTCGATTCCTGCCCTGCGGTGGCTTGCGCCCGCTGCGCTTTCGCTTCTCGTCTGGCTTCTATGGCGGCCAGCTCTGCCGCATTGAAACGGGTGGGTTCAGCGGGCGCTGAGACCCCGGTGAGCGCGGCCAATGCCGGGTTATCAAGGGTGAGATCGCGACGACTGAACGCTTCAATACCCTTGGCCTGATCGACGAAGTGGCGCACCACATCCTGATGGAGCTGGTCGATGCCAAAGGTCTTGGCAAGGTTGCGCATCTCGCGGCGAAAGCTGGCCAGCGCCTTGGCATCGGCTTTTTTGGCCGCCCGGAAGGCATCAGGACTGATGCCATTGCCCAGCAGGTCGATGTTGATGGCCTCGATCCGCTCGTTCCAGTCGCCGGTGCGGTACAAGATGGCGCGCCCCACATCGCTCGGATCGAGGAAGACGCTGACCCGCTGGCTCTTCCAGTTGTGCTCCAACAGTTCGGGGGCGCTGTATTTGAGGCCACCGGCCTTGATAAAGCCTTTGGAGACGGTCGCTTCACCGATATGGTTGAGCAGCAGATCCAGCGCAGCTTCATCAGGGATCGCGCGGCGCTGATAACGGGCCAGCTGGTACTTTTCATTGGGGCTGACCCCGAGGGCACTGTGCTTGCGGTTGTGGTAACGGGCATCGAGCCAGTTATCGAGCAGGGTTTGCAGTTCGGCGGCCGTCATGGCCAGCTCGTAAATCTCTTTTTGCGCATCCGGTTTGCGCTTCTCCTCCAGCCGCTGGGCAAAGCTCTTGCGCGCCTCGATCACCTGACGGTCTGCCACGCAGTGGCCGATATAGGAGGGCAACAGCTCGATCAGGCCGTGGCTCAGGGTGCGGAAAAACCGTTCGATATGGGGTTTCTCCCACCCCGAGTAGGCGTTGGAGCGGCTGACGTTCATGCCAAGCAAAGTGCAGATGGACATGACCCGCTGGCTCACGTAATCAGAGCCGTTATCAGTGCGCATCACGCCGTTATCGTTGAGCGTGCCCCAGGCCAGCAGGGTCTTGCGCAGCAGCAGGCAGATCCCCTCGCTCGATGAGCTCTTGGCCACCAACAGACGAACGCGACGGGTATACACGTCGATCACCGCAATGATGCTGTGGCGACCATCCACCAGCATGGCATCGACCGGGGTGCTATCGAACTCCCACACATCGTTGGGCTGGGCCATCCAGGGATACATCTCCTCGATCGCGCTGCGGTATTTGTTGTTGTAGGCATCCGGGTTAGTGGTATAGGTAAACGCCACCTTGTTCTCTGCCAACCATTTCACCATCCAGCGGCGCAAGGAGGATTGGCTGGGGATCTGCCATCCCAGCTGGTTCATTTCGCTGTATTGGCTGGCCAGTTCGTGCAGCGCCCCCCACTTGTTGGCCAGATGGGGTTTGGTAGTGACCAGGGCGGTGAGAAACTGGGCCAGATCCGGGCTCTGTTCGACGGTTGATGGCCGCTCCCGCTGATAGTTGCCAGCCAGGGCTGCGGGGCCTTCATCCGCCAGCGCACTTTGCCAGCGGCGCAGGGTGATCAGACTGAATGGCTTTTGCCTTTCATAAACGCTGACAGGCAGGGCGAGAGTGCGGGCACGGTATGCCTCGATAAAGGCGCGGCGACCCACCTCCCCTTGTTGGCAAGCGTGATAGGGGGCCAGGAAGATATCGGCGGCCTGCAGGATGAGCAGTCTGGCATCGACCTTCTGGCGAGCCCCCTCCCCCAAAGTCAGCAATTTGCGGCCAGCCTCCGGTTTGACTGGCACCTCGCGCACCAGCAACTTGGCCATGGCCTTGCCACCCGCTGCATGGTCGGTCACCGCATGACCTTGTGCGGCCACGGCTTGCTCTGCCAGGTAACGGCGAGTTTCGATCGGCATTGAGCCAATGTGGTATTCGGCCCCTTTGCCTTTCTCGCGCTTGCGGCTTTGCCATTCTTCACGCTCGGCCTTTTTGCGCACACCATCGGGGTAAGCGGGCATGCCGACCAATCCGGCCAGCGCCTGGGCGGTGTACCAGGTGCTCAT